ATCTGCGATACTTGCTCACGTCCATAATCTATAATATCAAGATAGTTACTTACAGGCTGCTTTAAAGTTTCTTCCGCTCGCAAAACATCTTCTAACTTTGCATTAGGATTGTTTAACGTATTTCGTGCAGCTAATGCTGTAGCAGGATCAATGCCATCTGTTAACCCTAAAAAGTTTTTTGCATTTTGTGGTAAAGCATCTAGCTCTGCCTTAACACTATCTGTTTTTTGATAAAAACTATTTACAAGACTTAAACGTGTTTCTTCTGGTGTAAGATCTCCTGCACCTTCCCTAACCATATTCATAATGCCCTGATCAACAAAGCTGCCTAGTTCATCACCAAGGTAGTTAGCTAGTTTTTCTTTTGCGGCACCTGCTACGTTAGGATCTGTAGACTCTGCCGCCTTCATAGTTGCCGTATAATCTTCTACAGTAACTATTGTTCCATCAGAAGTAGTTACACTACCTGTTTCTACAGCAGTTGCAGCTTCAGGTGTTACATTACCACTTTGATCAATTGGAGGTTTACCTGTACCAATTTGCCCAACTAAGTTAGCATTTAAACCTTTTTCTATTTGTTCTTTTGTAAAGTTTAGTGCCTCACCAATTTTAGTAATTACACCACCTAAGATGCCACCGAACAAACCACTAGAACGTGCTTCGTATTCTTCAATTTGTTTTTCATAACTTGCTTTTAAAACTGAATCTTTAATATTAGGTAAACGTGACTTCATCATTTCAAGCACACGTTTATCTTCAAACTTCATCATGCCTGACATAGCAAGACCAGCTATAGGATTTACAGCAGTCATAAAGCCTGTTGCAAGGGTTCGTGCAAAACCCATACGATTTCCAGCTTGCTCAATAAAAGATTGATCGTCTAAGTTTTCCCAGTCAATAGGTTCTGGTTTATCTGCTTGTATAATAGGCCCATCATCATCATCTGAAGAAGGAGTAATAGCATCCGCACCTGTATCTGGTAAATCTGTTTCCCCAGTTTCACTACCCTCACCAGTATACAAAGTATATCCTTCAGGAATAGGATACATAGCAACACCGCCAATAAAGGGAACCATAAGGCTCTGACCTTCAGCATTACGATATTCTTTAAATTCTAGTTTATTGGCTCCCATAACAGCATCGAAATCTGGTTCTTGTTCAGGGGGACGTTCTTGTTGTGGCATAAGATCAATTGTAGGAGATTCATCATTAATAATTTGTGGTGTAGCACCTGTAGGCTGTTGCCCTGTTACACTAACACCTGAACCGCCTACATCAAATGTTCCTGTATCACGGTTTGATATAACACCACCTTCTGCCATATTTACTTCTTCTTCTTCACCACCATCACCAACACTAACAACCATAAGATCAGCTAAACCAAAAGGAATATCATCAGGAAGAGTAGCTTCATCTCCATTACCCATCATGCCCATAGCATCCATTTGTTTTAGACCAGCTTTAGCTTCCTGTCGTAAATTCATTAATTTTTCAAGACCATGATACCGTGTTACATCTTCAGGAAATACAAACTCACCTTCGCTCATATTTACGTCAACATCATCACGTACACCCTTTTTTGTGCCGCCTACAGGTACTTCATTGCCTGATACGGGATCTATTTCACCACCTTCATCTTTAAGGCCACCTTTAGAAAATTCTTGGTATGGTCGATTCATCATTGTATTTATCCTGACTTTAATACTTCATCCCGTAGTTTTTGAAGTCTACGTAATTGATATATGGCACCCTGTGCTCTATACATAATTTTAAGTTCGTCTGTCTGTTCCATCGTTCTACGTTGATCTTCTACCAACGCTTCAATATAGTTACTAAAATTATTCCACTGCTGGCTGTTGCTCACCAGCCCCTTCAGGTTGCTCAACTGCTCCTTGTTCATTTCCAGTAAATCCTTCTTCATTTGGTAATGGAGCTTGACCAGTTCCTATGTTACCACCACCAGCGCCTGTTGGGTCCATTGCATCTGCACCTGCTGGTGCTGCTTGTCCTTCAGGTGGCTGCTGCTGTTCTTGTTGGAACTGCTTCATTAGCTCTGCTTGAATTGCCGCTTCGTTCATATTATTAGTAACTTTATCGGGATCAAGCTCTAAAGATTTTGCAATCTCTCTAATAATATACGGGAACTTTGCGAAAGGTGCAAGTGTTGGGCTACTAGCAATTTGCATAAACTGCATTAAACGTTGGCTACGTACTTCATTAGCCATTAGACTTTCAGTGCCACGTGCTTTAACTTCAAGATCACCACGTAGCTCTGGATTAAAATCAAACTGCATATTGAATCTAAATAATCCCTCACCCAATGGACGAAGTAAATAATCATCTACATTCTTAATTACATTTTTTATGCCACCACTTGCGGCACCCATAAGCATACTAATACCAGAAGCAGTACGGCCCACACCCGATACCCCCGTTTGACCATGTGCGAAAGATGGGAAACCAGTTGATTCATCTGCTAGTACTCGTGCTTTATCAAATAGCTGCATGTTTTCACCTGCAACATTGGGAAACTTAGTTCCAAAGATAGCTTGGCCCGGTGCTCCACCTTGGCGTCTAAATACTTTGCCGGGATATACTGACAGATCTTGACCCGGTACTAAGTTAGTTTCATCTACTTCAATTAAAAGATTACCAGATAATACAGCATTGTCAACAGCCATTCGCATAAAACCATTCATTAATGTCTGTGTATCATCCATATTTTCAGCAATACCTACACCAAAGAATGAATAAGGGTTTAATTCATAGGGTGCAGCTACATAAGGAATGGCTGCAGGTTTAAATGGGTTAAGTACCATACGGAGTAATTTACCGTTACAGATCCATACGTTGGCTTGCAATTCATCCATAGAAAGCAATTCATCTGGAATATCTACGCCTTGTTCTTCTAGCATATCCGTATCTACCATACCCCAATACTCAAGAACTTCAAAACGTTCTACACCATGCTCTGGTGCATAATCAGCTAAGTCATCTTCCCAGTATTCTTTATTGTAGTTTTCGCCATACTTAATGGCCTCATCAATTACTTTAGAACGAAAGTAAGGACGCTTCTTTAGTTGACGCATTTGAGAACGTGATAGCTTGTGACGTTCAATTACAAACTGAGCTTCATCCATATTGTTTGCATCTGGATCAGGGTAAAAGTTCCATACAGATACATGGTTTACTTGTGGAACTGTTTTAAACTCAGGGTTATATTCCCCTTCTTCATTCCAATTAGGATACTCTTTATCTACAGCAAACGGGCCTTTCATAACACCCGTACCAAATAACGCCATCTCAAAAGATGTGCTACGCAAATGTTTAGATGCATTTGATTCTTCTAATTGATCGTGTATTTTCTTTTGCATACTTTTAGCAGCAATCAATGCTGGGCTAAATGTGACAGCAGAAGGAGTTTTACCTACACCCTCTTTTACATTATCAATACCTTCAAACTTATCCTTTAGTGGCCCTAAACTATCTGCAAGTGTTTTAGCTGTAGCACCTGCAGGTATTTCACGACCATCGCCTTTAAATCCATAGGGGCTAACATCCTTGTCCATGTCACTGTCACGCAACTGCTCTGGCTCTGCAGGATCAAAGTGAACATCTGCAACTACACCATCAGGCAATTCAGTAGGATCAATAGAAAGGGGAAAACGATTATTGGCAAAGAGTACATCTACAATTTGTCCATAAGCAGCTAATACTTTTGTTTTAGTTACTTTAATAAATACACGAGACTTTTCAGCTTCTGTAAATTGAATATCAGGGCCATAGATACCACGATAGTTACGATAAGAACGTAACCAACGCTCTTCATCTTGTCTACGATAGTCTTCCGCACGACGATACTTTTCCATAATAAACGGAACAATATTTTCGGTTTGTGCATCTTCCGACAAGTCATTGTCAATATCATCTAAGACAATTGCATCGTCTTCAATAAAACCTTCGTTATCTTCTGCCATTTATTTTTCCTTAATATCCAAATGTACTATCTGCAACTCTCATGCCACCAGAAGGTCTTCCATGAGGGTCGTAATCAAATACACTAAATCGTGGTCGTGACATGATACCATACCTTAAAGCATCGTACAAGTGATCTTCGGAGGTTGTGTCAATATCTTCTGGGTTTCTTTTGTCGATTGGTAAGGCGGGTAATTGTGCAATAGTATTAACGCAACTATCAAAAAACACAATGCGAGGTTCCTCAGTAAATTCATCTACCTGCAATCGTCTATGTATTTCGTTCTTACCAGCTACACGTGAACCTTTAGATCTATCAGATGGACGCCAACGGCACCCACGCTGTATCATTTGTTCAGCCAATGATGGGCCAGTATCACCACGCTTATGCCATAGAGAGCTATCAAGAACGCCATACTTAATATTTCCATCTTCGGCCTCTAAATCTAATACCATATCAGCTAAGTCTGTAGCCAGTACTTTACTTACGTATAACTCTCTGTAAACAATTAGCTGTTCATTAGGTGCTACTGCAAACCAAACAACCCCAGATTTACTTCCGTAACCATAATCGCAAGCTCTAAACTTTACCCAGTTACTAGGTATATAGAAAGGTTCAACTACATGTATGTTTCTGTCAAACTCTGTAAAGGCTGCGCCTTCTTTAATATCCCAATCACCTTCAAGTAACTGCCTACGTTGCTGTTCAGGTAACGATAGAAGCATTGCTTCGTAGTCACCTTGCTCTGCTAAGTAAGGATTATCGGAAAGACGGGCAGGTATAAACCTACGTTTGAATAAAGGTTTACCAGCTTTGGCGTGTCCAGCAGGATAACGTAATACTTCAGTTGTTTCAATATCTGTTGCATCAAATGCTTTATTGTGTGCTGCAGGGTCAATAAACATTTTCTTAACCCAATGATGGCCTCTACCACCGGGGTTAGTAGTAGCTCTCATATACACTGGTAGGTCTGGTGCAGTAGATCTCAAGCGACTTCGCATATAGTTCCAAGCGAAGGGGGTAGGCCACTGAGTAAGTTCGTCAAAGCCTATCCAGCTAAATGCCAAACCTTGGTAACGCAGAACGTCATCTTCTCTATCTAGGTAGGACATCCATAGTCTTGCACCAGATGGCGCAGTCCACTGCATCTTTCTTTCTGACCACTTAATACCGGGCCATATCTTAGGATACATTTCTTGAGACTTAAAGATAAGTTCCCGTAATTCTTCTGTAGTATGTCGTAGGAGCAATCCTGAGAAGGCTGGGTGGCCCATAAAGCGTAAAGGGTCAGCGAGCATTGCATATGACTTACCCCCACCTGCAGAGCCGCCATATAGAACCTCACGCTCACCTGCTGCTAAGAAGTCTGTTTGTGGTCCAGCATTAGGCTTAAAGATTACATTATGCTGTTCTTCTACAGGTGCTAAATCGTCAATTACTATTTTAGCTGGTTCAGGCTGCGTTTGTTTCTTGCGAGTTGTTGTCTTGCGCTTTGGCCCCGATGCGGTTGTTTTCAATTTCTTCCGCTTTGGCGATTGCCTTTTTCGCATAGTCTGCCCATCTGCGTAGGCTTCCAGCTTTGTTTTTTCTTCTTCGCTCATTGTCTAACCGTTTCTTTAATCCTACGTGAGATATGGTTCTGCCAGTGTTTCGGGTCAGCCAATTGGCAACCTCACGATACGAGTACTGTTTTAAGTACTTCTTGGCTTTCATAAGCATATCAAGTTCGTGTTCAATTGGCAAGAGTATTCCGTCATCTTCTGGATCTAATTCGTATCCAAATGGTATTGTTCTTGCTACACGTGGGATTGGAACCCATTCATTGTCTTCTTGTAGGTCAGTCGGTTGTGGTAGTTTCCATTGTCCTAATGGTTTAGTCATCATCATCCTGTGCTTGTTTAGCTGGCATTAACATAACGCCACCCTTAGCTTCTACTTGCATCTTTTCAGTTTTAACTAAACCAGTACGATCTAGTAGTTCTTTAGCTGCTTGCATCTTATCACGAATACCTAACTCAGTAGGATCGTATAAAGCACTAACCATAGCCATTGCAGCTTTAGGTACATTACGTGCTAAATAACTGTGTGTTACATCAATAATCTCTTCTTTAAGACTATTAGTAATTTCACGGTTAGGGGTATTCTCTGAGTACCCAGCAAGTTTCTTAGCCAGTGTAACATCACCACCTGCCTCATCCATAAGTACGTTTAAAAATTTTTGTTGACGTTCTGTTAATTCACGAGCCATATTACATCATTTCAAAATGTGGGGCATCAATAAAAGGTCTACGTCCTTGTGACCTACGAAGATCTACGTATGCGTTCATTGCATCTTCTGCAGTACCAGCATACGCTCTAATGTCTCCTTCACTCCATGCAGCACCCCATTTAATTGCTACATCATTCTTTCTAGCAGCTTCAGCCATCGCATCACAGATGTCATCATAGACATTGAGTTCCCTAGAAATGTCTGAACCAAAGTATGCAACTAGATCTACAGCACGACCCTCAAGATGCTTA